TTTAACAGCCTTATACAGTATAAAAATATTAAATATAACTAAAATTCCTATTACCCAACTATACCACTGCATTTTTCTCCTCATGTGTAGGCCAATAATATTTGCATGGCTCTTTTTTGTCTGGACAACATGGGCTATTATATGGACTATTCACAGCAGATTGATATTTAGCATAATACATTGGGTCTTTATTGAATAAGTTAGCACGATGAGTAGTTACTATTCTCATAACTTTAATTTCATCATTCCAAAACTCTGGTCGTTTATCTCCCCAAGTTTCCCAACATTCATCATGTAATACTCTAAGGTTTCTTACATTGTTTTCTGTCTTAATACCACGAAGATTAGCAATTTGTACCATAGCCTCAATATAAGACCAAAGACCACGCTCAAAACCTTTCCACATAAGAACAGCAGGATGATTTCTCCATGCACCACCTTTAGACTTACCAGAAAGAATATTAAGTATTTGATATCCTTCTAATATCTGTTTATTAAGTCTTTTGTTATCTAAACCTTGTGCACAAGCAATGGTGCTTGTGTATGGCAAAAATGTTTGCACTAAAATAACTCCTCATCATCTGTTTCTATATCAAATATATCAGATTGTAGTGCTTGTGTCAACTGTGCAAAAACAATAACAATTAATCCAACAAATGAAACAAACACACCTAAAACAGACAAACTAATCCATTTTTTCATTTTTAACCTTCATTCCTAAACATTTTTTACAAATAACATAACTATTGCCAGTAAAAGGACAAGATCCTGCATTAATAGAAAAATCATGACCTTTAATCTTACAGATTATTTTTTTAATCATTTTACTGCATCTCTTACTAACATTACAACGGCACCATTATCTTCTAATGCCTTTTTTACTTTCATCATATACTCTAATGCTCTTCTTTTTTCAAACTCATCTAGTCTCATAAATTGTTTTTCATTTGCTCTAACTGTTAAAAAATGTTCATTATCTATAATATCAACAGCAAATCCTCTTGGTGGAGTAATTGATCTAAATGCACGTTGCATAGTATCTGTATACATAATTACATTTCCAATGTTAGATTTTCCCAAATCTCTGCCCAACGAGATTTAGTTTTATGATTGTTAAACTCTCTAGATATATTTCCTTTATCTAGATAAACTCCACCCCAAACTCCGTATTCTTTATTAGAGATTCCAACAGCAAAACATTGTCTAGCAACTGGGCATGCAAGACATACATTATCTATTCCATGTCTAATGTTTGGATTATCTTCATACTTATCAAAAAATAGATTAGTATCATAATCAAGGCAGGCAGCATCTTCTTTCCATAGTTGTTTATTCATAGTTATTCCACATGACTGCTTTTAATATTCCATCCATCTTTGTTTGGCTCATATACTGTTTTAATATGCCAAGCATTATTTACAAATGCGCCATTTTGTTTATACATTGCGCTATTTGATTTTGATAAATGAATAACATTCCATCCATCCCAAGAAAGGCTAGAGTTTTTATTAACAATTTCTTCCATTTTATTTAGATCAGAAATAATCATTTTGGTTTTCCTAGTGTGAGAATATGCCGACTTCGACATCGCTATCCTGTGCAAATGAAACCAGTTTTGAGACACGCTCTTTTGGTTTACTAAGATACGCATAATAGTTAATGTCATATATATTTTCTACTACCCACTCTGGGGTTACTTTGTAGAACTTTATCTTTTTACCTCTTGCCTTTAATCCTTTTTCAGAAATATTGCAAAACTCTGAAACAAAAGAATTAATATTTGATGGACCTAAAGAATAAACTATATACTCATCATCATTTTGTTGCATTGATGATAATCCAATGCCCATAGCGCGAAGGAATACGTTGTAGTCATTAAACTCATTTGTTCCCTGTACCACGATTTTCATTTTTTGCCCTATTCTTTAGTTTGTCCAGTATAACCATCATTTTGCCTACATCTTCATTTGACATGTTTTGTATATCAATTGGAGAAGTTGTGCTTCTATCTACTTTGCCATCTTCAACAACTGCTCTGTAAAATACATTCTCGTGTACCCAGTAAGCATAATCTTCAGTAACTAAAACATCTATAATATTTGAATTATAGTGTTTTAATGATTGAGTTTTTTTAATAACAGTATTGACACTATACGAAGGTATAAATGGACCAATAATGCTATTAATATGGCTTTGTCTATATTTAATTTTTTTACTTTCTTTTTTACCGCTTAATTTAATTATAGCAAAAACAAACAGCGCTGTCAAGAACGATACAAGCAAATCATTCATAAATTAATTGTATCATCTTTCTACGAAAGGATTATGCGTTTGATTTCTAGTAGAAACTTTTTCATATCTTCATCCAACTGATCTACTTTGGCTGGATTAAATGCTTCTGGAGATAATGTTACAACTGGATTGTCTGAAAATAAATCCATTTCAACAAAACCATTTTCCCAAAGATGCATCATTTCTTTATTCAGCATACTTGTGTGCAATGCATAAAGTTCTGGATGAACCTCTTGTAGTTTATTTGTAAAACTATAAAGTGCTTCACCTTCTTCATCAAAGCCTTTAAATTCTACAGCACCTTGATCAATTAGCGTTAATAGTAGTTGTTCTTCTGGACCAAGGTTCATGAGTATGACTCTCCCTTGCTTCTATTTTCTATTAATTTTTCTCTTTCATCAACAAAAGAATAGGCATATGCCATCATTTTTTCATATCCAACTGGATCATTCATAATCTTGTTGTAATGATGTCCACAGAACATTAATTCACCATTTACACCAGTTACAGAAACATATGCTTGTGCACCACAACTATCACAACGATCATTTGCAGTTAAAAGCCAAACTCGTTCTTCTGGATTTTGTGTCTTTAACATACTAAACATATTTTACATCCTTTTATTGTCGTTTGAGTAAAATCCCTTACCATTAAATTGTACACTAAAAGGAGTGTATTGTCTAGTCAACACCTCATTACATTTTTCACAATTATATACTGTTTCTGGTTCTAAAATAGATCTAGTTTTTGTTATCAAATCATTACAAGTTGAACATTTATAAAGGTATTCAGGCATTATTTTATTTTATTTCCAAATCGTGACCAAAGTCTTTCATGAATATAATATCCAGTAGACTCCCAACCAATGTAAATGAGAGCACCTAAACCAGCGTACTCCCATTCACGAGTAAACAAATAAATAAGACCGTATACAAATCCTATATGAAAGCACTGCCAACTAATAGTTTTTTGTATACTTCTCTTATTTGATTCCATACTACTTTGCAGCCTTCTTTGTAGGTTTCTTTACTGCTGCTGGCTTTGCAATCTTAACAGCAAGAGCCTGTCCTTCTTCACCTTTATAGTTAGGACGACCCCAACCAACAATTCCGTTGATTAGTTTCTTCTTATTATCTTTAACATATGCACGAGTCTTTTCACAAACCATACCACCATTACGCTGATCACCCTTAGATGATCCTGCAGTATTACCCTCAATGCATTGAATTGTTCCATCACCATTGTTTTTAATACAAATACCAACGTGCGATGTTCTATTTACACCATCTTCTGGAAAATCAAAATAAATAATATCTCCAGGAGTTGGATCGTCATTACGAGCATCTGCCCAACGATTCATCTTCTTAAATGCAGCCTCTCCAGCAGGTGTATAAACTGTATTAGGAACCTTTACACCAGCCTGATTAGCACACCACATAACAAAAGATCCACACCAAGGCTGGAAGTTTGCTTTTGTAAATTTGCCATACTTTGTTTCATTATCTTTAGGACCCTCAATTGTGCCAACTTCTTTTTTGGCAACTTCAATAAGAGCCTCTACTGTACCTTTTTCTGCCATTTTTCCTCCTTATTTATATTATACACTAATATCCAAAATCCATCTTTGATTGATCAGTTACAGATGGCTTTATATCTTTTTGTGTACTTAAAACCAACTTTTTGTATGCTTCGCATAACTCTGTATATTTTGCATACATAAATGAAATTTCTTGTTTTAACATTTCTTCATTATTCATTTTTTTACTCCAAACACTCTTTTATCTTTTTCAGTAAGTTTTGAATCGTCTCCAAATACTGGAGTTGGCAGACCACCAATATTCTTGATATGATCAAGATATAATGGCTGCCAAATAAATAACCTTTGTTTTTGAAATGCTAAAAAGTCTGCATCATTAATATAGTCAAAACCATATTTATTTTTCCAGTGATCTTTTCTAATTAAATGAAAAAATAATGCCTGATAGTAATCATCTTTATTGTCAGAGTCCCACCTTGGTCTAAAATGAAAATCAAATTCTGGTTGAACTATTACAGCCTGGTTTGGCTTTGTTATAAACTCTTTATCATGAGCAATAAATCCCCAGTCTCTATTTCCACCTATATGAAGATCAACCATATATGACCCTGGAGACCAATCTAAATGTACCTGTAGAAATGGAACTCTATTATCTTCAGTTATTTGATGATGTGCATAAAGATAATATCCCAATTCTACATCTTTAGTTTTTAATAAATCTTGTGTTTTTTCAATCGCCAAATCAAAAAACTTTTGTGGAATGTAAACAGAATCTTCCCATTTATTCATCTGTTTTGTGTATGCAATTTCATTAAGTTTATTTGATTGCAATATACCTTTTAACTCAGCAAAATCACTATCATCATAAAAAGAATCAACCAAAAATGGGTCAAAAAATACTGCATTTTTTATAAACAATTCTTCAAATCTAAGATAGTGTTCTTTATTACAAAACATCCAATTTATGCTATTAACGTCTGGATGATTTTCTAAAAATGCAAACTTTGTATCAGTAAAATTAATATTCATTAGTCTAAGTCTGGATCCACTTCATTAAGATCAGTAGTATGCATGTATAGCAAAGTAAATCTTTCTCCACTTTCTACTGGAGTAATTCCATGTATCCATTCCTCCTTTTCACTTTTAAAAAATACTGCTGAGTATTTAACTGGCTGATATTCAAAACTTTTTTTAGGAAAAAATATTTTTCCGCCAGTAAAATCATCATTTAAATATATTACAGTGCTGTAATGGATAAATGGCTCAGGATCTTGATCATCTATATGTAATGCTCCATAACTTCCTGGATGCCACCAAGACCCAAAAGCCTTGAATGTTTTTATATACTTTTTTTCTGATGGATTTAATTTTTTATGAACATCATTTGACTTCAACGCATATTTCTTTAAAATTGATTTTGTTACATCATTATATGGTATTGCAGTTCCACCAAATCTTTTTTTATAATATTCTGGATATGGCTGAACATCAGATGGATTCATCATTTCATTTATAATAGTTTCTGCATCTTCTTGAGATATAAAGTTATTAATCGCTACTGGCTTATTCATCTATCCTCCATAAATATTATATCCTAATTTTATTTTTTTACCTTTTGCATTGTTTTAATAATCCTATTAAACCTACTTACCTGTAGGTTGTCTGTTTCATATACAAGATCATTATACTCTAAATCATCTATATTGTATTTAATAGTTTTATTTTTTGTTAAGTCTAAGTTATATTTTTCTTTATAAAACTTAACAAAACTATCATCACTGCAAACAATACTGAGTATGTTATTATAGTTATTGTATAAGTTATACGGAACATAGTCTGCTAATAAAAGTGTATTTACTGATGCAGAAAATATTTCTTTATCAAGACTAACTACATTAATATTATTGGCATATGATAAATATTCTAAGTGTATTGATTGACCATAAAATTTTGTGTCTTTAAGTCCTTTCAAAATATGAGATGTTTTTTTATTTGTAAAAATAAAATCATTATTGTTCCAGTCGTTATTTTTAACAAAAACTGAATTGTCTATATAGTTTGAAATTAAATATTCATCCCAGTTATTAATAATGTTATCTAAATTACTGACCTCAAGATAATAGTCATATGATGAATCAAGTACAATATTTCTATACTTTCCAACTCCATCTCGCCTATCCCAAAAAATATGATTATATTTTATATCTATATTTTTTATGTAATCATTAGACCTATCCTCATTATTTTGATCAAATATAATATAACCAATACTGTTGTTTTTACTAGCACTATTTTTTAAAACATCATAAATGTTTTTAATATTTTTATTTTTATATGCATACAAAAAAACAACAATATTGTTCATTATAAAGGGAACCAGTGTTGCTCAACTATATTTTCATCACCTGTCAATAGATTTGATAACGGGATAATATCATAAGCAATAGTTATTCTTGGTCCATCCCAGTCCCAGTCTGCCATAGCATGGGGATGTCCCATTTCAGAAACGATCAATCTATTATTTTTATTAATATTTTCTACTTCTTTTTTATTATTTATTTTATAAAAAGTTGAGGATGGTTCTGCACCAACACAATAATATCCATGAAAATGTGGTGCTCCGTGAGGTCCATGATCATGCCAATCTAACTTTCCTTTTTTATTGTAATTAATGTTAAACCAACCCTGAATCATAAATCTTTGATCATTGTAGTTAATCTTATAATAGTCACATGCCTCTTTTACAGTTTCTCTAACATTAAGATAAAGATTATAGATTTCAGGACTATAAAACTGAAACACATTATACTCTCGCCACTTAATTGTTGACCTACTTTGAGACTCAACCCAAATATCTGACGAGTCCATAGCACTTATTCCTCGCAAAGACTCATTCTCTATTTGATCATATTTTTGCATTAAAAAATCAGATAACTTATCTAAATCATTATTTAAATATCTTTCAAAAAACTTATGTTCTCTTTTCATTATATCCCTTTCTATTTTAATTATACACTAATACTGTTTCTTTTGCCAAGTTGTTTTTCTATAATGTGCTGTTATGTGAGACCTTCTTTTTTCTTCTTTAATTTTATTTTTTTCTATATCATCACTGTCATAACTTATTTTTAATTCCCAAGGCTCTCTTTTTATTGGAATCATTTGTATAAGTGGAGTTCCTTGTTTGATTGTTCCAAAAAATCCCTTTTTAATAAAAAATGGTATAAATATAGGAAGGCCCCAAATGTCTGAATCTACTATGCCAGATGGGATATAGAATGGAAGTTCTGGTCTGTTTAGCGGGTGTGTAAATAGCAATGAATAGTTTTCTGGTGTTTCATAATACCAATTCATCTTTATTCCAAACTGAACTGGATAATACTCGTCTGAAATTGCCATATCAACTTCAAATCTTTTATCCATTAAAATTAAATCCTTGGTCCACGAAAATTTTGGAGATCCGTCATCCTCAACCTCTATAGTCAAATCATCTTCAAAACAGTAAATATATCCAGAAAGCATGGCATCTAAAAATGGTAAGCATAACTTTGTTGATACATTAGATCCATCAGAAGATCTATCATTTACTGGCATTAACTTTTCTAAATCTGTGCTCTTACCGCCATAACTTGCTAAATCTTTATACCATTGTGGAATCTTTTTTGATGCCTCTACTGGTGGAACTAGAATATCCTGAAACTCTTTATTTGGATATGTTGGCATAAACTTCATTATTTTTTTATCTACGTTGTTCAAGAATTTTCCTTCCAACATTTTTATCTTTAATAATTATATCAAACATTGGTGTGCCTATTTCTATAATTCCATATTTATTATTATGCATATGTTCTCCATATTTTTTTATATAAAAATATATCCAACAATAATTATTTTTATTACCATTATTTTTTACAAAACTAACATTGTTTGAATTTATAAAAAATGGAGATCCATCAATAGATCTTACATCACAGTTAATATTAGCATTAATTATCCAAGGTGTGTAAAACTTATATGAAGATAAAAAACAATCATACTGTTTAATAAAATTTTTATCTGATGGATAAAACTGACGCTGCATTGTTTTGTCTAATGCATATAAAAACTTATGCATTGGTTGTACCCATATTTCAGCATGAGTTTTTTGTCTTAAAACAACATGATCATTTTCAATAAAAATTTCTGGAAACGATGTGAATAATGATGCATACTTATTAACAGGCTGTAAAACCATATTATTATAAGCATCATCAGGCAATAGCCACTTTGATGTTACATTAGACTTTTCTTGTATTTCGTGAAAGTCTATCGATGATGAATTCAGCCAAAAACTAGATCCACCTATATAGTTTTTATTTTCTATTTTCAACAGAATTCCACATTTCTGTTTTACTATTAGGATTTTCTGGCAGTAATGGTTTTTCTAAATTGTGAAACCAATTTGGAAATGAGTATCGAACTCCATCTTTAATTTCTTTCACCTCATGAACATACATAAAGTTAGATGGGAAAAAAACAACACTGCCAGCACTCGGCTTAAATGTGATATCAAAGTATGGAAAATACAACTCCCCGCCAACATAATCATCATTAAGATACAAGATACAAGATATTGTTCTACTAGTTATACCATGATCTGAGTGTGCTGGCATAAAACTTCCTGGATAATATTTTAATAATTTAGGAAACTTTTCTTTTGATCTAATATTTTTTTCTGCTCTTGGATATATATTATAGTATTTTTTTAGACCAGCATCAACTGCATTATACAATAGTTCAGAAATATACATTTGCTCATCATATAGTGGATCGTACTTCGCAATATGAGCAACTTCTGGAACTGGTTTAAATAAACATAAACTTACTTTATTATCATTATTATAGTCATATATCCACTTTTGCCAAGACTTTAATAATGTTTTTTTATTATCAACAATATTTTTATCTAGTTGCTCTATTTTTTCAACAATTTCTTTGGGATTGTGCAAAATATTTTTACACTCAACAATGCCAGGTGAGAGAATAGTAACATCGCTATCTAGCATTTGTTCTCTATTCAAGTATTCATCTATATTATTCATAGCAACTACCAATCATTATACCAGAGCCTCTTGTAAGAATCGAACTTACGCATCCCGCTTACAAGGCGGGGGCACTACCACTATGCTAAAGAGGCAATACATAAATACTATATCATATTTTCTAAAACTGGAATTGACTTTTTATAAAAATCATCTACTGAAATTTGAAACACTTTATAAAAATTACTTTTCCAGTCAGAGGAAACATCAAAAGACTTATAGAAATCTATCATTTTTTGATTTCCATATATCCCAACAAGTATTTCTGTAAAAATAGATCCAACTAAATATCCAGACTCAACATAACTTCTATTATTAAAAAACCCACAAGTTCTGTCTTCGATAGCCCGAACAAGTTCTTCTGGATTATTTCTAATCATATGCATAGTTGATACATCATTAAACTTTTGTCTTGCAAAATGCTCTCTCAATTGTTTTGACCCTAACTCAGAAAGGCCTATAGATTCACCGTAAAAAGATGCTGAACCCTCTATTATCCAACATGGAACATTTGGATACATGATATATTCTTGTTGATATTGAACAATATGGGCTAATTCGTGAGGAAGTGATGCACCCCTACCAAATCCATTAGGGAAATCGTCTTGTATACACATGATTATAAATGTTTTGTTGTTATAAATATTTGCTGATGCGCTATCGCAGTTAAAAAGTTTTTTAGCGTGTGTTGGCAAATTATTGTCATATAGTTCATTATGAACTTTATTTGCCCATTCTAAATTTTTTTCTGTCCATAAAAAAATGGTAAAAGGTTTATCCTCATATATAGTTGAAAATGTGGATAGCGTTTTATTTATTTGATTTTTAATAAATGATACATTTTCTTTTGATATGTTTTCATCAATTATATAATTAATATTATAATTTAAGTTGCTATTATATGAAATAACACTATCTCTAGCATTTTTTTTAACTTTATCAACAACTATATTATTTATAGATATTTTTTGTTCTGTATTTTTTATAGGCTCATTTTCTGATTTTATTACAGAAACATTTCTTATTTTTTTAGGCTTAACCTTTATATATAACTTTTTAATATCATAGAGGTCTACAGCCATAGTTGCTGCTTCAGCACTTGTTGATGTAAACAATAAAGTAAGCATTGTTACAAAAGCAATTTTTTTGATCATTTTAAATAAAAATTCTTACTACATGCTCGCATGGGTCTCCCCCTGCTTCCCAATCCTCTATTTCTTCTTCTGACATAAATTGATATCCACCATCATGTGTATGACAATATGGGTCGCTTATCCAACCTCTTTCAATACCGTTTTTAAGCCAGATACCAAACTCTTGTTCTTCTGGTGTTAGTTCTTCTTCAGGTGTATGATTCATATATATATTGTATCGTTAAATACTGACGGTGTCAATAGGACCCATGCAAGTTGTAGAATATTTAATAGCAGCAGCAACAGCACCTATAGATCTTTTACGTGCATCTTTTTGATTTTCTGTAGCATATAGATATCCCATTGCATAAGAACCACCAGAACCCATTGTAAGATAATCGTTAGTATATTGTGTCAATGACATGTCTGCTGCATTGTGTTCAAAAATTTCTTCCTTAACACAAATAATCATTCCAAAATCAGAATCTTTTGAAACATCTACCCACCAGTCTTGATAAAAATCTCTAAGTTCTTTAATAAACTTTGTATACATAAACTTTTGTATATTATTTCCAGATGGTAGCGATGGTCTAAAATTATGTCTAATTCTTTCTCCGTCCATACTACCCGCATAACCCATAATGTATGGACCAAGTTGCCAAACCTTTGGGGTTGCCGATGCTAACATCATATCGTCATCTGAAACACCACGTTCACCAGACATATATATTTTATCTTCTTTACGAACAACAGCAATACAAGTCACAAATACCCCTTTGATAGCACTTAAATCAATTGTACCATCAAGGGGGTATAAGTGTCAACCAACCCGTACTAGGATGTCCTATTTGCCCTTTTTGTCCACTGCAGAAAACGCATTATTGATTTCTTCAATGGTAAGTTTGCCGTCATCCAGAAATCCACGAGCAAGTTTTTCAACTACTGTCGCCACTCCTAGTGTACCAGCAAGAACTACCGCATGGAAAGTGCTGATTCCAACAACTGCTCCAGCACCAATAACGCTAAGTCCAGATGCTGCAAATACTGCAATAATACGCATCAAAATGTTATTAATACTAGCAATTGCTCCAGATCCAACTTGGGTAGGCTCTTCAACTACTGCTTTTGCTTTTGCCATATTAGTCTCCCTTCTTATTTCTTATTCTTAAAGTAATTAACCAAACAACTATTGACCAGACTATTGCCCAACCAACTACTGTTTTAGCCATGCCAGTCAAAGTTAACCAAGCAATAAAGAATCCAAGCAAGGTAAATGTTTGGTTCATTATTTCAATGGTCGAATCTTTGACCCACGAAAGAAACCCTTTTAATAGTTTCATTACTAGTTTCATTAGATCCTCCTCGCTGACAATACTTGTGCAACTGCATTCATTACCTGAGATACAACAATCACAGGAATAATAACTTCTTGCGCTTTTTCTCTTTGATCATCTGTCATATCTGATCCAAGACTTGCAAGGGCTTCTCCTGGACTGCTTAATAAATCCCCTGCAAAATTTGCTAACTCTTCAAAACTTTCTGCTGCTCCCGCAAATGCTGCTCCTGGATCAGTAAATGCTTCTGTTAAACCTTCAACTATTGCTTCTGCTTGAACTTCCGTTGCTGCATCTGCAAGGGTATAAGGCATTGGAGCATTTGCATTTTCTGCTGCCCTTTCATTAAACTGTTCTACTGCTTGTGCAATTACAGGGTCATCTTTAATAAGTTCTGCTAGTTGTTGTATTTCTTCTTTTGATAAATCTGCATTTTCAATAACATCAACAAGTCCTTGAACTTGATCTTCAGATAAACCAGAGCCTGCAATTACTTCTGCAATTTCTTTAATTTGTTCTTCTGATAAATCAGCATCTTCAACAACATCTTGTAATTGTTCAATTTCATCTTTTGATAAATCTAAATCTTCTGTTATACTAACAATATCTTCGGAGGTGTCACTTGAATCATCCTGAGTTTGAGGATCAATACCTATGGTCTCTTGAGGAACTTCAGTCTCTGTATTTTCTTGAACGGGATATTCTTGCTCAGGAAGTTGGTCTTCAATCGGATTTGGATCTTCTGGAACAATTACTGGATCTGATTCAATATCGTCTGGGAGATCAGGTATATCAATTGGAGTTTCCTCAACTGGTTGTTCTGGTTCAACAGGAACTTCAGGTTCTGGCTCAGGCTCAGGTTCTGGCTCAGGATCTGGTTCAACAGTTGGAGGAACTACAACTGGGTCTGGAGGACGAACAGGGGGAGGCTCTGGAGTAGGTGGTGGGGGAGATGGCGGAGAGGGTTCTACAGGAGGCTGAGGAGGAGTCTGTGGCTGAGGAGAAGGTTCTGGGGTTGGTTCCTGTGTTGGGGTTGGGATTGGTTCTGGGGTTGGTGATTGTGACGGCTCTGGAGTTGGTATTG